CTTCATCCGCGAAAGACGCATCGGCGCTTACGGTCTGCAATATTGCCAAATGCTCCGGTCTCAAGGCTGCTATTTTTTGCTGCGCCCTCATGTATCTTGGATTGTTCGCCCAGGATCTCATCTTTAACTCCCTTTTTGTATTTGTACGTTTCGTATTTGTTCCAGAGCTTTTTCAACACTCTTTAGGGTGTTTTTAAGCTCACGATACCTTTTCCTGATTATTTCAGGCATTTGAGCTTCATCTGTACCGTATTGCTTTTCTATCTCGTATATTTGCGCTGTAATATCGTTCCTGATATCTTGGTTTATTTTGTAGTCAAGCCTTAGATTAGTAGCATGAAGTTCAGAGGATTTCGCAAGGTAATGTTCTGCACCGATCACGGCTGATACGATTGTAAATAAAACAGCAATAGCTCCAACTATTGTTTTGATATTCATTATCCCCACCATTTTAACTTAGCGAACATAGCAAAAGCGCCCCCGACAATGCCCGTCCCAGCACCAACTGAAGCTGTAACGAGCTTCCATTTACCTTGATTTTTCTCAACCACATCAACTCTGCTACACGTTCTTTCAAGGAGTCCGATAGCTTCAATATGAAAATCATATAATGTGTCCAGCTTAGAATCTACAGTATATCCCTTAAACGTGTCTTTAGATGGCATCGCCATAACTCTAATTCCTTTTCTACGTTCAATTTTTGTTACTATGGTAGGCATTTAATTGTTCCTTAGTGACAACCTTGCTACCATTACAGAGCTTACAGGGCGTTCTCTCAAACTTTTGTTTCTTCACCCACTCCGGTGTGTCTAATGGATATTCAACGGGAACGACTCCTTTTCCGTCGCAGCTTGGGCATTTTTCTAATTCCACTCAATTTAATTCTCCTTACAGATCGTCACGGATATACTGCCACTGAATTCCCCAGCCAATAGGCTCAAAGGGGTTTGCTACCGTTGAGCTTGATAGTTGAAACGAAAACCTGTGCGACCAGCCAATTAGATTAAAGGGTTTTGTAATTCTCGTTAAACGATAGCCGCTTGCAACGAGACTCCCGTCATTAATTATAGTTGTCCCGGAGGCAGCCGTATCTGCATAATGAACAACATCTATGGTGGGTGTAGTTGCTTTGGTAACGATTTTCATTTGCCTGATAATTGTCTTATCCCAAATGTTCTTGGATGGCCAGAAATCACCTGTGGTAAGAACCGCGGCTATCGCGGTGCCTCCCCACGAAGTTCCGTTTTCCAGGCGGATAAGATATCCAGTGTCTAAGCCAGCATAAACATATTTATTGCCGAATGTGTCTACAACTTGTATCGAGGCTTGCGGTACTCCTGCGGCACCAGTGTCTTTCTCAAACCATTTCTTTTTAATTATATCGTAAACCAGCCAGACATTATTAGTAACCTGTGCAGATCCGGAAGGAATAAGAATATTGTATTCTCGATAAGTTGTATCATACCAACCCCTTGCGTTTTCTATATAATCAAAGTTGATACAAACGGACTCAGAAGGATCAAAATATTTATCAATACCGGGGATAGGAAATATTTCAGACCCGTTAAACATAACCGGCCCTGAATGAGCTAACCAAAAGGCAATATTTCTTTGAATTCCCTGGACAGCTTCAAAGCCTACTTCGGCAGTTGCTAAAGTTAAAGGTGCTGGACATCCGATTGTAAACGATACCGGAAATATCTTAAAATCTTCGGGAGTGTCACCGGTTAAAATGTATGTACTGCTTTGCTTAAGTGCCAGCCATATAGTAAAAACATTCGAGCCGTATCTATTGTAAAGCTGTGTTCCGGCTGTAAGCGCGTCGGAGTTGCCAAAATATAGAGACTGAAGGCCGTCCATACTCGAATCAAGCCCGTTAAAGACGTCTGGTGCGTTTGAGGATGAATAATCAACCCGGTTTGCCTCTTTTCCTTCGGTGTATCCGCATAAAAGCAATCGATTCTTATACGCAGATGGAAATTTAAAGGCCTTTACAGTCTTCTGAGCAGGTATTCCGGTGACAAGATCGACAAGAACTTCAGGATCTTCCCCTACAGGAATACCTTTTGTTCCTGACAACGTTGCGCTAAAGGTTATCTGATATGCATAGCCGGTCACGCCAAATAACGTTACAGGGTGTTCATCTTCAACGCCAGGTGGACTCCAGCTAATTAAACCCGTTTTACCAATGGTAGCGTCAACGTTTTCTGTTTCGTCCCGTAAAGAGGTTCCTACAGTAACCCACGCTGCACCCGTATTGTATTTAACAGTAACGTCCGCCGCATTTTCGTTAATCAGTCCCGCAAGCATTTCAAACCGAATACCCGCTGTGCGCTCGTCGAACATCACAACTATATTGTCGGTAGTCAAAAGGCCGTCTAAAATACCGCCTATAGGAATCTCTATGTCTGATTGATAGTTGACTTCATCGGTATAGTTTTCAAATTCATCAGCGGACTCCACCTGGAATTGTATCGGCTGTCTTAAAACACCGTCCCATACGTCAACAACGGGCTGCCATGGAGCGTTGACTGAAACGTGAGATATCTCAGCAGTTCCGGCGCTGAGTGTAAACAAATAAGCATAAAGGTAAATACCTTCCATGTGATAGGGTTCTGCGTCTGAAACGCTTGAATCAAAAGTAAATATACCGTTTTGGCCTAAAGCAATGCCGCCGGTAGTAGTTCCATCAGATTGACTCGGATATTTAAAGGCTGTTCCTGTCCAATATCTGACTTGAAGCGTTGAAGTCGTATCGTTTATAGTTTCAAGAACATATTTGAACGACTGAGCCGGTCGTGTAGTAAAAATAATCCATTTTTTTTGGGCATCAATCGGAATTGTGTTGCCTGTGGTTGCCAGGGTGTTGTTAGCCTGTTCGGTGTAATCTATGGGATCTGTATAATCGATCGGCTTAATCGAAAAATTATCAAAGTCAACTGATCCTGCGGTAAGGTTTGTTACCCTAAGCCCTCCGTCTGACATTGCGGTAAAATCAATATCGTAAGGACTCGCTCCCATAGAGCCTGAAGCGATAGCGTTGCTCGGATAATCTTCTTCTGATATTTTCCATGTTCCTGAAGCGCTTGCTGCATCAAACGTGCATGTAAATCTTCGCCCCTCCCCCAAATACACATAAGTTGACGCAATACTACAATATTCATCTGCTGTGCCTGTCAGGGAAAGGTCGCCGCTTTCGTCATAAGTAGACATATCAACATTAGCCCAATCCGACGCGCTGGTAAAGTCGCGGTTGTTCTGGTTGGTTATTACTTCCGGGCCTAATGTTTCAGTTACGGTAAAAAAGCCGCCAACTCTTATTTCTTCCCCGCCCCAAATATAAGACTCTTTCTCGTTGCAATATGCTACATTACCCTGTGGAGCATCTGAGAAACGCCCAAATCCGGCGCCTGTAGCATCTTGGTGTAAATATGTGGCTTCAAAATTTCCTGCATCTGGTATTGTAGTTTGATTCTGATATACCCTTGAAGCTCCAGAACCGTTGTTCGCATTAACCAGAACATATGTTTTTTGCGTTCTGTCTGATCTAAGCTGGTGTCCCGATCTTATCTTGATATATGTTGTAAGTGGAGTCGCATTTATAGCGGTATAGCCTGCCACCGTCGTTGGGTGAACTGCTCCATACCTCATATTTTGAAGAATAGAGAAATTCGACGGGCCTATTTCTGCGGGATCGTGATCTGGAAGCCACGCACCGTCAAACTTGAATTGCTCTTTGTGCAGCTTATCGTCTGGAACTCGCTGTTGTTTTTCAGCCGGAACAGGTTGCTGCGACTGTTGAGCCAAGGCTCCTGTAATCAAAAAGAAAAATAGAGATATGTATATAAACAGTTTTTTCATTATCTTGCAGGCTCCTGTGGTACGCTGAGAAAGTCTTGCCTATATCTGTCGATCTCTGCTTGATATAGCGCCATGGCTTTAGCATACTTTTCCAACTGTTTTTCTTTTAGCCATGCCTGGGCAACAACATACATCGTAAGAGCTTTGTCGTATATTGCCGGAACAGTTACGTTGCCAGAGATGGCAATTACGGACGGCCTGGTCACAAGATAAACGGTGATTTTTTCTGTGGTAGCGCTACTTAAAGTGGGGTAGGCTCCTATTTTCCCAGCCCAATCATACCAGTAGGCAGGTTCCTCGACGTCCTCAACTCCACCGACATCTGCCGGCTTTCCGGGTAAAAGGCCACGGCTTTTACTGTCAGAATCAACATACCATACCGATTTGACTAAGATATATTCACTTGTAATAGTGTATTCAACCTGATCGGCAACAAGGTCTATGTCCTCGGTGTCTTCAAGACAGTGACTTTTACTAACGACATCCACCATCCCATCGTTAACCCACTGCAACAGTCTGGTATCGTTCCAAAACAAATCTGAGCTTATCCCGCTAAAATATGATCTGGCATTTGTGATAATCGTTGCAGCGGTTGTGGAGGACACCTGTTGAGACCCTGCAAAAGCCGAGATTGTCAAAAGCATGACGAAAATTATTACGCTTAATTTTTTGAACATGATATACTCCGCTTAAAATTTATTTTGGCTGACCTTCGACAAGTAAATCTTGCCGATACCTGTCAAGTTCCGCATGGTATCTGCCTATCGCTTGAGCATACTTACCCATTTGTCTATCCTTCGCCCATGCCTGAGCAACGATATACAGTGTAAGAGCTTTATCGTATATCGCCGGAGTCGTCACGGCAGCTCCAGAAGCTACAGCCGCGGGTCTTGTTATAAGGTAAACAGTAACCTTTTCGGTGGTAACGCTATCAAGAACAGGATAAACACCTACCTTTCCGGCCCAATCGTACCAATAAACAGGCTTTGAAACGTCCTCAATCCTACCCACAGCAGACGGTTCGCCAATAAGCAAGCCCCTCTCATTACTATCAGAATCAATATATCGTACCGATTTGACTACGATATAATCACCTACAACAGAATATTCTACCTGATTCGCAATAAGGCTGATATCTTCAGTAGTTTCGAGACAATGGCTCCTACTCACTATGTCTATCGTGCCGTCGTTCAGCCATTGCAACATTTCAACATCAGTCCAAAACGTAGCCGTTGTTTCGTTTAGATACACCCTTGCATTTACAATGATTGCTGATGCAAGAGTAGACGATGTTTGCTGAGATCCGGCAAAAGCATAAGCCGATATGAGCAAAACGGCAATTAGTACAGTAAGTTTTTTTAACATAATAACCTCTTATTATTCGCTTAATTCAATAAGCACTTTTGCCCCTGACGTATAGGAACCGTCGCCAACGTCTAAAAACGGATGTTTTCTCTTTCCGTTAAAATTCTTGGTTAGCGGATCACTCAAAGCTGCTGCCTCGTATTGAAACATTATCGGCCCGGTTGCACCGCCTTCTTTAATGACGCACTTGTCGCCAATAGTTGCCGGAACAAGCTGGATTGATTCTACAAAGACACCTGTATCGTTTATGGTGGCCGTGTAATCCCAATCTGCATCAATGGTTCCTGTTGTTCCTTTTATTTCGATTGTTAAACCCTTTTTCGTGACTGTAATAGCCATTTTACCTCTCCTTTTTAATCACTGTATCGTTAATGTCTGACTTCCATCTACGGTTATAATACAACCACCATCAAAACTAACAGATGGCAACTCCCCTTCTCCTATTGTTATCTCGTATCCTGTTAAATTTACATCACCATTATTATCAAAAATAAAGATATAAGCCGTTCCCGTTGATAATATTCCTTGGTTTAATGTTATTATGATAGTATCGGGGGAACTCTCAACCCATGTTACCGGAGGTTGTGGCTCTAACTTAGTACAATCAGTATATGTTTGGTTATCCCCAATCATCACCCTTGATAAAGTATTATCAAAATAAACCCTTGAAAAGTATCTAAAAGAATTTGTCCCAAGGTTGTATCTTGGGACTCTTGCAAAACCACCGATTCCTGTTAATTGCATAGAAGTAGGAGAACCACAATCTTCTGCAACATAATAATATGTTGTTACCGGCGTATTGTAATGGCTTCTATACGTTTTCACTCCATCTGGATAGGTTGTAAGCATCCATGTTGGCACACTTTCCGTACTGCTCCACCTTCCTTCCCACTGCATTTTTATCCAACCATTAATAGGATTATTATGATATACTTGGTAATTACCAGAACATCTATACGGTAATTCT